AGAATGATCTAACTGTGACAGGAACCATACCGGGGCCTTTCTCGGCGCGTCCGATAATGACTGGGCCTTCGTTCTCTGGAAGGGCGGGGATTCCTGACTGATCAATTTCGTTTAAGAAGATTCCGGGTGATACAAACCTGAACTTTCTGGCATCAAATTCTGACATTTATAATTCTCCTTAATGCAGCTATATGTTTTTAGCCTTCGTACAAGAGTAAATAGTATTCTGTAAGAGCAAAAACCTTTTACTCTCTATAAAATCCTTTTCCTTCTTCGTCTTCATCCAAGAAGGTATTTATGTCTCCCATTATTACTCTTTCTCTTGGTATTTTAATATCTACAATGTTTTCGATAACTGTTGTCTTGGGTTTTTCATCGTTTGGACCTGAGCCCATTAAATAACCCAAGATACGAAGTTGAACTTCTGTCTCATAAGACCTTTCGTCTTCGCCTAACTCTGCGACATTATTTGTTTGTCCAAAGTCGTTTTCAATGAATCCTTCAAAGCGATGGCCTTCATGTGAGATAAAGAAATTATTTATTTGTCCTGTCTTGGTAACAAAAGGTTGGAAGACATCATTTATCTGTTGTAGGTATTCTGTTCTAATCTTTAGAGAATACATTACCTTGACATAGACTGGAATGGGTTGGTAGACTGTTTCAAATACAACGCGACTTGCGTCTGCTTTCCTGTTTGGGAAGTTTACTTGTCCGTGACCAACATCGTTGTTCACGCCATACTTTCTAGCAGACCAAGCATTTTGAAAGTTTGAAGTCTTTTTATGATTTATTCTTCTTGCGGCTGGGACATTTACTCTTCTTGTTCTATGGTAGCCTCTGCCAGTATCTGGTAGATGGGCTTGGAATGTTCCTTTGAAGGTTGGGTCTTTTGCCACGGAGGTTCTTTCCACGGTCATAAGAGGAAGTTTGAGAACTCCATTTGAATCTCTTAGTTCTTTATCATTCTTTATCTGGAATGCTCTTTCTGCTGATACCCAAAGAACAGGAACCTTGGACCAGCCTTTGTTTGTACTGACGTGTAAGTCTAGTTCTTTGTCCAAGAAAGAAAATAAGGCACGGTCTATGGTTTCAAGAGTTGAGGGCATAAACTGAATTTCTTGAAGTTTACCATCGACATCTTTGATTTCAGTAAATGAATAATCTTTTTTATCTGCCATCGAATAGACCCTCGCGTGCCTTGATACACTTAGCAGAGACTTCCAACCTGTGGTCTATTTGACCAAAGAGTTGTTTTGGCTCTGAAAGCATAACGATTTCATAATAAAGATCTCCGTAAAGAACAAAGTCTCCTTCACGGACATAGAGGTCTTGGTCCTCTGTTAATCTTCTCTTGTGGAAATGAACTGTAATATTTGATTCTTTGTCCAAACCAATGTTTGTACTATACTTTGTGTTAATACCTTCAAACTCCACAAGAGCGTGAACACGAATGGGAGGAAGAAAGTTCTTTTTTATTGCCTCGCCATAAAGATCATGATAGTTGGTTCTTTCAATGTCAAGTGGATAATAAGCAATGGTCTGTCCAATGACTCGCTCAATAAGTTCGTCATTGACTTGTTTTACAAGGTCGCGTTCCTTCTTACCTGTAAACAGGGGAGGAGGAGGCGCATCTGGTTGTGACCATTTGTTATTAGTTGACATTTAGTTATTCCTAAAATATTTTGATAAGATTGCCTCAAGAGCATCATGCATTTCATCTTCTAGTTGCTTGGCTTCTTCTTCGGTAATATCAATATTCATTGGAAGTCGAACTTTTACGCCCACAACATTAGGGCTTATATCCATATCATAGATAGCGCCAGGAGTAAGGCATTCACGTTCTTCCCCTGGACTCTTGACATAATCTCTCCAATTTTCAAGTAATAGTTTCATTTAGTTATCCTTGGAAAATCATCATTGGGATTTGACTTTGAACTTTGTCTATTGCCTCAACCATTTCAGCGTCCTGCTGGGCAAGGGCTTTATAAGTCATTTCGTCAAGAATCGTCTTTAGCTCTTCTTTGAGGGCGTCTTGCTCATCTTTGGCTTGACCTAGAAGTTCGCCAGCATTTAGACTTACGTTATCTCCGGGGATAGGAATAGAGTTTCCAAACTTGCCTCTAATCTGTCCTAGCATTTCCTTACAGAGAGCAAGGGCATAACGACGAATCCAATGCTTACCAATAGAGTTGATATTCTGATAAGGAATATTCTCAAATGGCAAGGTATTCATATTGTTGATACCTTTGACACCTGTTTCTTTATCGGCGTCCTCTGTCCAAGGGTCAGTATCAATGCTAAAGTTAACCCAGATGTAGTTTGTAAAGCCGTCTGGAATAGGATAGATACGAAGTTTGTTATTATGAATCTCGTATGAGTAATGACTTAACCTTGTGTAGATATGGTCTTCATAAGCCATTGCTTGAAGTTTATTGTGCCAAGCAGGAATTATTTCAAAGGTTGTATCGTCTGAATACTGGCCATAGTAGTTTAGGTTGCCAACCACATTTAGACCGCCGTAGTATCCATAGAACCTCCACATTGCTTGCGGTGTTTTATAGAATACTTTTTCAATTCGGATCTTCTTGTTTCCAACAAGACCAGAATAATCTACTGCCCCTCCGATACCTTGGTCTGTATTCGTGGCAGCAGCACTTGAAATAATAGTTTGAATGTCGTAATCTTGAACTGTAGCAGTTGTAGCAAAAGAAGCAGAATACATTGTTCTGTTGCCTCCGATGTTTGCTTCGCCCGATAGAGCGTCACCAACACGGCGGGCATAGTTAAGTTCGTATTTTGGATAAGTAAGATTAGCATCAGAACCAGAAGCATCACCTCCGGTCATTTGCCCATCATTATCAAATGTTCCCGTAGCAAAGCCTAAAAGACTGCCAAGAACATTCTTTGCTTGATGTTTGTTTATGTGATAAGAATATTCCAATACTGCTTCTTCATAAGCAGCATAGACATTACCAACTGTTAGTTCAATGTCAAGAACATCACCACCGAGTTTCTTATATGTATAAGCAACTTGGTCTGATGCTCCTGACACAAAGTTTGCGTCGTAAAGAGCAGAGGTAGAATCTGCATAGAGCGCAAAAGGATAATGAACAGTATTGCCAGCACCATTACCTTCTGTAGCGGTACTACCAGTAGAAGTCAATATAACTTTGCTAGTAACACTAGCAGGTGTAAGTGTAGGCTTAGCCATTAATTATTATTCCTTTGTGGTCTTGGTTGTTCTTCTTGATCTTCTCTTAGGAGTTGGTTCAACAACTTCCTCAACAACTTCCTCAACAACGGGCTCAACTTCCACAACAGCAGGCTCTGGTATGACCTCGACAACGGGTTTAACCACGGGAGCAGGTGTGGGTGCTGGTTGGACAGCGACAGCCTGCGCGGCAAGTGCTCTTGCTTTTAGTGCTTTTCTTTTTCTGATATTCATTAGAATAGCCTCCTTCTCTTATAAGTAGTTTTCAAATAAACAAAAGCCCCGGCCTTACTAGAAGACCGAGGCTTGATTACTAGTTTAGTAATCTATTGTCTATCAGCTACCGGACTCACCAAGGAGACCGCGACAGATAACAAGACCGTACATATCAGGACGCACCATCTTCTTGGCATAGCGGGTCATGACGCCCTTACGGGGCACGAAGTCCTCAGTACCAAAGATGGTAGGTGTGACCTGTAGTGGGACGTATGGAGCGTAGACGTAGCCAGACTCTAGGAAGGAACCACCCTTGCGGCCAACGAGGACCACGTTACGTGGGAAGTAAGGATCGACGTAAACGTCGAACTTCTTGGAGACTGAACCGACGCGAACAGCACCAACAGTGCCACGGTCTGCATCAGCAGTGACGCTTGCGCGGAAGCCAGCGGTGAACTCAAGGATGTTGGCAACTTCTGGTCCACAGACGAGGAAGTTAGCGCCACCACGGAGAGTCTTACGGTGGATCTGAGCAGAGACGTCGTTGATGGTCTCAATAAGGGTCTCATACCATTCGGAAACAGTACCGGTGAAGTCAGGAGCAGCAGCGCCAGCACCAACTTCCACACCAGTGGTACGGTTCACGAAGAGACCGGGTGAACGTGACCAGTAGTAAGTACCAGCGGTTGCACCAGCAATAAGATCACCAAGGATCTCACGGTCGATTTCAAGCGCAATCTGCTCGGAGAGAATTGAGGTCAACTCAACCTCTGCGTCGAGATTGTGGTAGGCATTGAGATCCTGACCGAGTTCTGGTGACCACTTAGCCTTGAGCTTACGGGTCTGTGCTGTAACAGCAACGGAATCCACCTTGATATCAATCTCAGAGATTTCATTCTTGCCAGTCGCATTACCGGAGTTACCAGTGCCAAATAGTGGCTCTTCAAGGCCCCAATTTGGATCGCCAACAACTGAACCGATAGCACCACCAGTGACGAAATCGTCAACAATAGCAATGTGAGCAGATGTTACTCCATCTAGTGAACTACTGAGTGTAGCAGCAGTTTCTGAGCCTGATGCACCAACGATGAGAAGCACTTTAGTAGCGTCAGTTGGGTCAATCTGGGTTAGACGACGAACCTGACGACCATCGCTAACACTCTGAAGAGTAAGGTCAACAAGAGTGTCTTGATTGAAGCCAGCAGCAGTTAGGGTGGATAGTGGGACAGTCGCCGCTGCGAATGCCGAGCCACTAACGAGGTCCGCATCAAAACGAAGCAAACGAGCAAGCTCATAAGCGTCGGTTGAGGTAGCCTCAAACACTGGAACACCACCATCGGTCACTGTACCGGAAGCAACCATAGTGGTTGCAATGGTTACAGAAGCAGTTGGAGCAGAGTAACCAGCCTGTAGGTTGTATAGACCACCACCGGTTTCCTTGATGTCATTGACACCACCAGTGATCTCGCTACCAATACGACCACCACCATAGATGGATTGAGTAGAATCGCCGGTAAATCCTAGACGAGTCGCTTCATAAGTGAAGTCGAGGAAGAAAATGAGACCTGATGGAAGGCTCATTGGCTGAACGCTAACAAGATCGTTAGCAAGAAGTCCACCGAACACGCGACGGACGAGTGGGAAAGCGACTGAAGCAAAGCCTTCAACGTCACCAGCAGCCATAGAAGAAGCTTCCTTTAGAAGCTGCTTGGCTTGGTTTTCGAGAAGACGAGCCATACCATTACGAGTGGTGTCGCTGTCAAGACCCTCTAGAAGACCGGTCTTTTCCCACTTAGATAGAAGTGCATCACCTTCCTTACGGAGATCGCGGTTCACGATGCCTTCTGTCAACTTATTTAATACTGACATAATAATCACCTCCTTTTCGTATTAAATTAATGGGTTTATTCTGTTTTAGCAATACCTGCCAATCTTTGGAACCTTTCCTTCAAAACGCTTTCGCGATCTGAATTCTCTGTTCTTCGTCTTGGCATTGTCAATGAAGGTCTCTTGATTGCTTCGCTCAGTGATTTAGGCTTTGAAGTATTCACTTCGCCCACTGCGCTTTGAAGGGTTTCATAGATTACCTTCGCCTCTTCAACAGAATCAGCCTTACGAATAGATTCGACAACTTTTGACTTTTGTCGCTCATTCAAGGAGGCGCTATTCAGTGCCTGATTCATATAGAGAAGTTTCGCGTTTTCCAATAGGGTCTCTTCAACCTTATCTTTCAACGCAGAGATTGTTTCATCAAGCTTTTGGTTATGCTTGGTGAGAGATTCGTTTGTGATAGCAAGACGGTCGTGGGCATCTTGAAGAGCCTTTAGTTGCTCTTGAGCCTCTGTACCGCTACGTCTTGCTAGTTCTAATTCTTCTGCATACTGCATTTCGCCCTGTGGGGTTGCAAGCCAACCAGTCTTCACGGGCATCATATCAACAACAAGTTCTTCAACAAGTTCTTGAATCATTGCATCGTCAAACTCAAAACCTTCTTCAAGTTCAACTTCATCTTCTTCCTCGCCAACTTCAACTTCCATTTCTTCTTGGAGTGGAAGTGCCTCTTCTTCTTCGGCTCCGAGGCTCATTGCAAGGTCTTCTTGATCAACAGGAATATCTTCGCCTTCCATTGAGTCAAGTGCTTTTCTTAGGTCATCCATGCTAAGTGTATAAGAAACTTCTTCGCCATCATCGGGACAAGGACACATTGGTTCGGCAGCGGCAGCGGCAGGTGGAATTTCGTCAACCTCCATAGGGTCTGCGTCAATACCGAATTCTTGCTCATCAAGAACTTCTTCTTGCTCAAGAAGACTTTCCACAGCATTACGGACTTCATTACCGTACTTTTCAAGAATAGCAGTCTCTGCGTTCTTGAGTGCGGCGTCTCTCAATGCTTGTGCGTCAATGATAGCTTGTTCTAAAATAGTTGACATGTCCTAGTTCCTTGTGTTAATACACTTATTCACACAAATAAGTAGTATTCAAAAACCACAACTTCCAATAAGTTTTTTGGTTGGTGTGATTTTTGAAGTTTATTTGTCTTGACGACTGGCCTTTCTGATAGTTTCTGCCCTTTTTAGTTTGGCTCGACGCTTTTTGACAGAAGGCTTTTCAAAATATTGCCTGTTCTTATATTCCTCAACAATCCTAAGTTTCTTTGTTTTCTTCAAAAATCTTTTGATTGCTCTATCTGGATGTTCGCCATCTCTTACTACAACTGTTAGATGGCAAGGTCTTGTACTTTCTGGAAGATTTCTTTGACTTTGGCTTCTTCTGCCTCGGCCTCCTCTTCTATCTTCCCAATGTCGTCTTCGATTATTGTTTCTGTTATAACTCATATTTCCTCTTTATTATCCGACGCCGGCTGAACCGGTCCAGTTATTGAAGTCTCTCTTTGGAATAGTTGTCAAGCCTGCTACTACAGAAGCACTTTGTTCAGTTGCAGTATGAGAAA